AGTTGGGTAAATGGCATCAGTTCGGCTGCACCTGCTTTCTCTAATAGCGTGTAGTTTACGAATGTTTCGTTCTCGTCTTGTGGCTGACACATGAACTGCTGCGCCCAAATTGAATCGTCGCCAACCGAGGCGCGTATTTTCTCAATGTAGGCATCCTCTTCCTCGCGGGTGCATTTCTTTCGGAGGCTCTTTTCGGCCAGTCCCTGACGGACGGCATCGACAAACGTAGTTTTGTAATGCTTCCACTGAAGTTCACCGCGTTCGAGCCGTTTGATGAAGGAATAGAAAATTGACCCTTTGCCCCTGTGGGTACTGATAATACGGATAGGGAAACCCCAAACCAAAGCAGCAGGAGAAGCGGCCTCCCAAACCTCCATTTCGTTATCACGACGGGCAAACTCATCGAGTACTATTTTGCCTCCTTTTCCGTGTAACTGGTTTGGACTGGATGAAAGGCCGGTTATTTTTTTGCCGTTCTTGAAATTGAGAACAAAGGTGAGGGCGTCGCCGTCGTCGATCAACGAGGTTTCGTTGAGCTGGAACACGGCATTGAGAGCCTTGGCGTATTTCTTACAATAGTCGATGTACTCACGGGCGTTGGTCTCGTTGTTGCTACTGAACCAAACGTTGTACAAGCCTAAAACCCCGGCATCGTACACATCTTCGAACGCCTGTACAAAGGTGAGGCCAATACGGCGGCTTTTCTCGTAGAGTTTGATCTGCGAGTCGTCTTCGAGCCATGCCACTTGATAGGGCATGAAGCCAAATTTGGAGTAATCGATTTTAATAGTCATTGGCCATCAGTCATTAGCTACGGCTATCCCAAAAGCCGATAACGGTTAATTTTTCAGGTTCAACCAACGATTGTGCTGGCTCTTTATTGTCGTCCCAGCGCACTTGTAGTTTATTGTTCTTGTCTGGAATACAAGGATTTTCAACCCGTCCTAAACGACCGGATTCACTTCGTACTACTTTTCCACTTCTTCTGGCCATATCAAATAGTTGTTAGGTCAACGCCAAATGTTTGTTTGAAAATTTCGGCTGCGTTCTTCTGGCTTTTGGCAGCTTCTTCGGCTGATGCCGATGCCGTATCTTCGGCACTGATGGCCTTTTCGTAGTCGCGCATTTTGACCATTGAAGCGGCTATTTTGGTGAACGAGTTTAACAGGTCGCGGCTGGGCATCACATCGTTATTGAGCTGCTCCTTGATTTTTTGAGCCATTAGGGTGGCTATTTCGCGGGTGTCCTCGTGTAATGATTCCTGGAACGCGCGGAACTTTTTGCGCTTGTCTTCCCAGAATCCGGTTGTTGCCCAATTCCGAAGGGTTCGTTCACTGCAATCCAGTTCTTTAGCAATTGACTCGAAAGTCATCATTTCCTCCACGTACATTCGTTGGGCAGTGTCGTTGAGCAGTACCTGCTTCATGGTTAGCGGAGTTTACGTTCGAGAGCTTTGATGTCGGCACTTATCTCCTTTATTTCGGCTTGCAAGCGAACAATGTTGTTCATGGCCAGCTTGGCGCGGTCGGTTTCAATTTCGTCGAATTCGAGAACCGGCGAAAGGATGTCGCGAACTTGAATGATGAACATTTCACCCTCCATTGTTTTGCTCTCTCGGTCGCGCTTCAGACCGTTGATTTTACTTTCCAGTAGGATTCTTTCCGTTTCCAGTGACATAGGTTTGGATTATGTACGTTAATGTTTTGATTTGAGTAGTTAACTCATTAATAGCTATTTGCATGTCTTTCAGATATGCGTCTTTTTTCTCGACGGTTTCCCTCCATTTAGCAATTTCGTTGGTGTGATTCTTCTCAGAAACTATCCACACGTAGAGTACGGCAGCCGCTATTGGTATGCCGTTTACAAGGTTAAGAAGTGCTGCTTCCATTGGTTAATTTTTTTTCTGCAAAGTACGGCTTTGAGTTACTTAAATAATTGTGACACAAGACATTAAATTATTTAATGGTATGGGTGTAGGTTTGTTCCTTCGAAAAAGCAAACACTAAAAAGCGAAAAGCAAACACTAAAATTTGAGCCTATGCCAATTAGATTATTCACATCGGGGAGCCATACCACAAAAGGTGGAACGTTCTCATTTTCAAATGAAGATATAGACAGGATTTTTGAAGACACCCAAAAAAGCGGCGTTGACCCGCTGCCGTTTGTGCTTGGCCACCCCAAGAACAACCTGCCCATTGTTGGATGGTTGCCCATAGCGGCCATGAAACGATACACCGAAGGCGACAAGGTGAGCCTTGGTTTTGAACGTGGCGAAGAAGATTTAAGCCGGGAATCAATGGCCATTATCCGCGACCTAAAGAGTAACAAAATATCGGTGCGGGTTGAGAATGGTGTCATCCGTCACATTGGGCTAGTTCCAAAGGCGGCGATCGAAGAAAACAATATGCAAGATTTTGCAACCGGTGAGCTTACCGGTGAGTTTAGTGCCGGAGATGAAATTATGGAAAACCAGCCCCACGATTTTCAAAAGCTTTTTCAAGACTTTAAAAATGAGATTAAAACAATTTTTAAACCAAATAATAATATGGCAGAAGAAAAGAAACCAGACGCTCAACAGCAGACTGTTGACATGTCGGCCATTAAGACCCTTACTGAAACGGTCACTACTCTTGCGGGGGTGGTGAACGGACTGGTTAAAAAGGAGAAGGCCACCGCCGATTTTTCGGCACCGGAATATAAGGAATTGACCCAGGCACAGAAGGATGTCGCCGTTACTGTTATGGCCGATCTCGGCACTGAAGAGAGTAAAACAGCCCTAAAAGGCTTGTTGAAAGAACTTGCTAAACCAGCTGTAAAGGTTGAGAACGGCAGTAAGGTAAAAGATTTTGGTGCGCCTGTGAAGGAAACCCGCACTGCTGATGAAATCGTTCGCGATCAACTTAACTCTCTTAACGCTTAAGCTATGAAGTTTGCACAAATAGCAGGATCGGCACAGAATACCGCGATAGCGGTACCGATCATTACCAGCCGCAGTCCGTTGCTCAACGATTACGTTGAATTCTTTACAAAGCCCGGAACGGCAGCGACCGTGAGGACCGAGGGCTTAAGTACCGACATTGCGGCAAAAACCCGCCAGTTAGAACAAGGTTACGTTGCGGCAACGGTTAGGCCACAAACAACGACCATTGGCCGTAAGTTTTTGGGTGGCGAAATTCAGATTGACATGGCTTATGAAAAAATGGGCTACGATATTGGTTCTGAATTTTTGACCCAGTTGAAACGGCACATGATCGACTTTCCGACCATTTTCCATTATCTGATGATCAATGGCGATCCAGATGTTGATTCCAAACAGTTTGCAGGGTTGAAGATTTTGACAGCCGACACACAAAAGATTTCATCGGGAATTAACGGCCTTGAGTTGCTTTATGGCAGCGATAATGCCGCTAAGAAATCGCAACAAACGTTTTTGGAAAAAATCAACCTGTTGATCGAACGCTGTAAAGGAACATCGAAGGTTTTGATCATGAACGACCGCGTGAAGGCTTACTTCAATACAGTTGCTCAGGGTGCGATTCAGCAAACCGTGAACTCATTTGGTGTACCTATCGATAAATACAACGGTGTTTCGATGCTCAACCTTGGCGACGTTCAAACTGCGCCAAAGGTGTACAGCCCAATACTCCAGTTTGACGAAACTGTTGGTACTTCTGCCAATTGCTCATCAATCTACTGCGTAAATTTTGCAGAAGAAGATGGCATGAGCTTTATGACCACTAGTGGTGGTTTCGAAGTGTACGACATGCGCAAGGTCGATAACTGGGTAAAAGCTCAATACGAGTTGATTGCTGACAGCACCCTCATCCGCAGCAACGCATTGGCTAAGCTCGAAGGTTTGAAATTTGGAAACGAAAACCCTGCCTAACCATGAAAGCAAGATTCACAATTTTATTGCTATTGTTGGTTACGTTTAGTTTCGCAGCAAACAGGAGCTATACGCTCAAACGAACCTTAGCTGAAGGCGAAAGCTCAAGCGAGTACTCATTCTACCAGTTCCCAACTAAGTCGTTTGCGAACGATACCATTGAGTATGGCGATTCGGTTACCTTTAATTTGTACGTTGACTATAACAAGCACGTACCAGTAGCTCCGGTGATGTATGTGTTATTTGCCGAAGCTGGTACCACCGACTCATTGAAGGTGACAAGGGTGATTAATTATAGCCAAATTTCGGCTATGGCCACTGACAACCTCGGATCACTCCAAGGTTACTATTACAAGACATTCAAGACTACTGCGACCGTTTATGACTTTAACGGTGCTGCATATTACCCTGTTTATGTGGCCGACTCTATAACGAGTACAGGCCTTGCTTATCCAAGTTTTTCACTTACCCGATCGGTACTCTACCAAGTGACGGTAATCCCTCTTAAGTCGGGGGCAAAGGTTAAGGTGAAAGACTTCAGGTTTAAACTTTACCTACAACCG